CTGGCAGATTGTCCCGCATCGTATGGGGCGCGTCCCTATGGAAGTGTTCACGTATCGTCCGACCGACCGTAAGCCGTTCGGGCAATCGCGCATTTCCCGCGCCGTTATGTCTATCACAGACGATGCCGTGCGTTGCGCGTTGGGCGGCTCTATCGCGTTCCAGTTCGCCGTCAGTCCGCAAAAGTGGATGCTAGGCGTTGACCGCGACCCGTTCGAGCAAAAGACGCGTTGGGAAGCCTATATCGGGAACTGGCTTGCGATCGGGTACAACGGCAAAGATGGAGTAATGCCGCAAGTGGGGCAAATGCAACAGCCTTCCATGCAACAGTATTCCGACTACATGCGTTCCCTTGCGGCGCGCTTCTCAGGGGCGACCAACGTTCCCGTTTCGCAGTTGGGTATCATTCACGACAACCCGGCGTCCGCTGAAGCGATATACGCCGCAAATGAGCCGCTAATCATCGAAGCTACTGACGTTATCGAGGGTAGCCGCGACACGATGCGCGAGTTAGCGCGGATGTGCATTGCGGCTGAGCGTGACGCGTCATACGACGAACTCACGGACGAAGAGCGCGCCGTAATGGCGAACTACCGCAACCCGGCTTTGCCGTCCGTCGTGTCAATGGCAGACGCCGCGGTGAAGATAGCGGGCGCCGTCGAGGGTTTCGCGGGAACGTCGTACTTCTGGAAGATGATAGGACTTCCTGAGGACGCGCGCCGCGAGATAGAGCAGACGCAACAGGCCGCGACCGCGAACGCCGTTCTAACGTCTCTGTTTGGCGCTGACAATGGCGAGTAAGGAAGTCCCGCGCGCCTACATCGACAAGTATACGGAAGGGCTTAACCGCATATCTGAGACGGGGCGCGAGAACTTGCGGAAGGCTCTTGAAGCCGTTGATTATTCCGACATGACGCGCGCTATCGATGAAGTAGTAACGATCATGGAAGAGCATTGCGGCGTGTCAGCGCGCGCCGCTGCTGAAATGGCGGGGTACTTCTACCGCGGCATGTCGCTTTATCAGACGGGGCAAGACGCGGAAGCCGTCATAGACACGGGGCGGAAGGCTGTTGCGACCGAAAAGGCGACGCGTGGAATTGCTCAGTTGGGCGTCAACGGCAACTTCCCGGCAATGTGGGAACAGTTGACGAATCGACTTGACTACGAGGTAAAGAAGGCGGCGGGCGAAACTGTCATGCAAAGCGCCCGCGCCGACAAGCGCCGCCCGCGTTTCGCGCGCGTCCCGTACGGGGTCGAGACTTGTTCATTCTGTTTGATGCTCGCGTCGCGCGGGCCTGTCTATTGGTCGAACAAGGCGGCGGGTGAGGAAAACCATTATCACGCCAACTGTGACTGTCGCATCGTTCCCGTATGGGGTTCTGTAAGTGTCATGACCGAAAACGGCGGGATTATCCGTCGTGGCGGCGCGTCGATTGAGGGTTACGACCCCGACTTCTATTACGACGCCTATTTGGACATGGTACGCGACGGAAAGAAGTGGAAGTCTAACAAGAGTTGGAGCGAATACAGGGACAACGGCGGGAACGTCAATCTTGGAAACGTCGGAGTTGCCAAACGCTCTAGTTTCTTGTCCGAAACTCTCGCGGATTCCGTTCACTACTTGGAACAGGCGGAAGACTATAACGACTTTATGCGACGCGTTGGCGAGGTCGAAGCGACATGGAACAGCATACGCGGCGCGGAAAAGGAAGTCCGCGACTACTTCCGGCAACTTAACGTTAAGGCGCGCGAGATTCGCGCCCGTCTCATGGAAGACTAGCCAACGCCCGGCATGGGCTTTTCTCTCGTTTAAAGGACGCCGCACGGCGTCTTTTTTTGTTTTGACCGTCCCGCACGGGGCGGGGTATTCGATGCGCCGCACGGCGCGGAAGGGGGCCGCAATGAGCGACCTTGACAATCCCACGAACGAGCAGCCGACAAACGACGAAGAGCAGCCGAACGGCGGCGGCGTCGATTGGAAGGAAATGGCGCGCAAGTGGGAAAAGCTGGCGAAGCAGAACAAGGGCGCCGCTGAGGAACTGGCGTCCCTGAAGGCTTCACAGATGACCGAACAGGAACGGCTAACAAAGCGCGCTGAGGACGCAGAAAAGCTTGTCGAGCAGTACCGCGCGGACGAGCAGCGACGCGAGGATGCCGCGCAGGTTGCGACCGACACAGGCGTTCCCGTTGCTCTGCTATTGCATTGTGCGACGCGCGAGGATATGGAGCAGTTCGCGACGGAGTACGAGCAAGCGACGCACGTTAAGAGCGCGCCGCCCGCGCCGTCTTCCCGCATCGTTCGCGGGGGCGAGGGCAAGACAAGCACGCGTGACCTGTTCACCGAGTTCATGACACAGAATTTCAGATAAAGGGGGCAAAATGGCTCTTGACACCACCGCGCACGACATTTACCGCGGCACTTCCGGCATCACTCTTCCGACCGACCTTGCCAACGAGATTTGGGAGAACGCGCAGCATGAGTCCGCTATCATGCAGCTTGCCGAGCGCATCGACCTTCCGGGCCGTGGCCTGTCCATCCCGGTGATTACCGCCGACCCGACCGCTTCTTTCGTTGCCGAATCGACCGAGAAGCCCGTTTCCAACTCCACCTTCACGACGAAGACCATGAAGCCGTACAAGATCGCGGCTATCGAGCTTGTTTCGAATGAGCTTATGCGCGACCTTCCGCGACTTTACGACACGCTCGTTCGTCGCCTTCCCGGCGCTATCGGCAAGACGTTTGACGCTACCGCGTTCAACGGCACGGCGCCCGGCACGGGCTTTGACGTTCTCACGTCTGTTACCGCCGTCAACATCGAGGACGGCGCCAACACCACCACCTACAAGCAGCTTGTTACAGTCATGGAGGCTATCGCCGCGGGAGGCTATGACCTGAACGGCTTTGCTCTTTCCGCTCAGGGCCGCGCCGTGCTTCTGGGCGCCGTCGATACCGTGGGCCGTCCCATCTTCACCGCTGGCGCTACTGAGGGCGCTTTTGGCGCTGTCCTTGGCGCCCGCGTCGTGAATGCCCCGCACGCCTACAAGGCTGGCACGGGTTCGAGCGTACCGAACGTCGTTGGTTTCGCGGGCGACTGGACGAAGGCGCGTTGGGGCATCGTGGGCGATATCGATATCGCTATCAGCGACCAGGCGACCGTTAATGACGGTACTAAGCAGGTTAATCTCTGGCAGCGCAACATGACGGCAATTCGCGTCGAAGCTGAGGTTGGTTTCGTCGCCGATACCAGCGCGTTCGTTCGCCTGACTACCGCTTACAGCGCCTAGAAATGCGCCTTAGAAGCCCGCGCGGCGGGTTCGTTGACGCTGACGGTGAAGCCGCCCGGAAGCTGATTTCGGGCGGTTTCGTCGCCGTCTCCGTCGAGGTAGAGACGAAGCCGCGCAAAACGACACGCAAGAGAACAGCGCGCAAGACGAAGCCGCAAGAGTAAGAAGGGCGGTGACCTATGGCGTACGCTACCTATTCCGACCTTGAAGCCATATGGCGACCGCTGAGCGCTGACGAACAGGAACAGGCGACGGCGCTTCTTGACTATGCAGCCGTGATAATCGACGCATACGCGACCATTGACGCGACGGACGAAGAGCAGTTGAAGCGGGCAAAGTACGTTTCTTGCTCTATGGTACGCCGTGCAATTATGGCGGGCGAATCCGATATGATCGGGGTTTCTCAGGCGTCCGCGACAATGGGGCCGTTTAACCAACAGGCGACGTATTCGAACCCGATGGGCGACCTGTACCTATCTGGGACTGAAAAGGGCATTCTAGGCGCGAACGGCTCGTTCATTGCGTCCGTCCGTCCCGTCATTCGCCCCGTGTTGGTTAAGGGGGCGCACGATGCCTTTCCCGTCGTTTAGAATGCCATTCCCGCGCGTCCTGATAACGTTCTGGCTACCTGAGTACGGCGCGCCCGATTCGTTCGGCAACTCAAACCCGACATTCAGCGACGATAACACGGTCGAGGTATACGGCGCGTACGTCCCCGGCGACACGGACAACGATATCGAGCAGGGGCGACCGCACGGCGACGAAGTTCTTTTCACGGTGTATCTGCCAAAGGACTTCGAAACGGACGTTCGCGGGGCTAAGTGCAAGATAGACGCGCCGGAACAATGGGTTAGCGACATGACGTTTTCCGTTCGTGGCGTCCCTTCATCCTACATGCGGGACGCGACGCCGGGCGACATGTCAACAGTCGTTAAGTTGGTGGAGTATGTCGGCTAACGTTCGTTACGTCTCTAAGCCGGGCGCGCTGAAGAAGATCGCGCGTAGTGACGATGTGGCATATGGCGCGCTTGAACCAGCGGCGCGCAACGGCGCGGCAATGGCGTCCGCTCTCACGGGGGAGCCGTTCAACGTCAAGACGTACAAGCGCGGCATATTCCGCGCCCGCTCTGTGATTTTCCCGGTGAACATCCAAAAGCACAACGCGGAGAAGAAGCGGCGCGCGCTGACGCGGGCAATTCCGCATCTGTAGGGGGTAACGATGGAAGACGATATCGCGTTGATTGTTGACCTGTTGCAAGACGCGTTCCCTAACGTTCCCGTATCGACGGAAGTTCCCCAAAACAGGCCGTCACGCTTCATCAACGTTGCTTTGTCGGCTGACCAGTCCGACATGTTCCTAAGGCGCCCGACCGTCGCGTTAACCGTCTGGGGGCGTACGGACGCGGACGCGCACGGGCTGGCGCTTAGCGCGTTCCATGCTCTCGCGGACGCCGCGCAGACGCACGATCTTCTTTCGTCGGCTGACTTGCAGACCATGAGCCGCGACGAATGGACGAACACGGGGCAAGCGCGCTATCTGGTCGAGGTCGATTTGACTATTAATATCTGACAATTTAGGGGGCTATATGGCTGATTACGCCAACCCGAACAACGCCGCGAACGTATCGACTACGCGCGGCGTTCTGGGCGGCTACTTCTTTAAGGCGCCAATTGGCACGACCGACCTTCCCACGGCGGCGAACTTTGCGACGTGGGTACCGTCGAACGCATGGGCTAATCAGGGCTATGTCCCTGAGGACGGTTTCACCGAGGGCGTCGAGTTCGGAGACACCACTACTCTTCGAGACATCAACCTTGATACTGTTGACACGGACACGGGCGCCGCTACTGAGACGCTTACAATCGGGCTGATGGAGATTAACGCCCGCTCTCTCGCGACTGAGTACGGCGCAGACAACGTTACAGACGCGAGCGGCGTTATCACGGTTGAGCACGATTGGAGCAACGCCGGGGAAGCCGCTATGTATGCGCTTCTTCTCGTTCTGAAGAACGGGCGCCGTTGGGTGAAGCTTATCCGCAACGCAAAGGTTACGGGGCTTTCGGAGTACACGGGCAACAAGACCACGGCGGCGGGGCGCCAAATCACGCTGACGTACTCAAAGAGCGACAACGGCGACGCCGGATGCGTTGACTTCATCGAATCCACCGATACGGTCTAGAGACAAACCGACCAACTAGAAGAGCCGTCCCGCTACGGGGCGGCTCTTTTTGCTAGAAGGGCTATCCGATGCATACTATTTCTTTCGAGGGTCACGACATTTCATATGACGCTAAGGCGTTGAAAAGCTGGAAGGTACAGAAGAAGCTTGCGCGCGGCGGCGCGGACACTTACGACGCCGTAGACATCATCCTTTGCGGCAAGTCTGACGAAGTGGCGGAAATGCTGGGTGACGATGCGGACAAAATGACAAACCTTCTCGTTACGCTGGGTAGCCTGTCGGGTGATTCAAAAAACTAGCGGCGCTGGCGGGGGCGTTGGCTAAGTACCGCGACGAACTGACGGCGGATTTTCAGTCTGAGTATGGAATATGCCTGATTGAAGATAGGTACTTGTGCGCCCTTGCCGGGGACAAAACGACGCCGCTTGTTCTGTGGCTTTCGGCTCTCGCGGCTCAGCTACCGGACACGTCACGCGTCGCCGTCGCCGCGCATCCTGAAAACGCATGGACTACGGGCGACTATCTGTTGCGTAGCGTCGAGTTTCAATTAAGGGCGTTCGCGTGGGCGCTTGCTGGCGGCGAGAAGACGGGGCCGAAGCCGGAGCCGATATGTTCGCCCGGCGAATCCGCGCACTTTGACGCGATCGCAAAGGAAGCCGAGCGAATGGCGGATAACGTCGCGTCCGTTCTTGGAATATCCCTAGGGGGTGAATGAATTTGGCTTCTTCTGAGGTTGGCAATTATTACGTTTCAGTAGTTCCCGACATGTCAAAGTTTAACGGGGCCGTCGCTCAGGGCGGAAATAGCCTTCTGCGTTCCATCGGCTCAATTGGCATCGGGAAGGCGTTGGGCGACGTTCTCACGACGGGCGTTAACACGTTCATGGACTCTCTGAGCCGTGGAATCTCGCGCGTCGATACGTTGAACACGTTCCCGCGCGTCATGGAGAACGTGGGCATTAGCGCGGAAGCGTCGCAACGTGCTATCGACGCTCTTTCAGCGGGCATTGACGGACTACCCACGACGCTAGACGCGGCGGCGTCTGCAACGCAACGTTTCGCGTTGCAGAACGGCGACGTCGAGGCAAGCGCGGACATGTTCCTAGCGCTGAATAATGCCATTCTCGCGGGCGGGCAATCCGCGGAAATGCAAGCAAGCGCGTTGGAGCAGATTTCACAGGCGTACGCTAAGGGCAAGCCCGACATGATGGAATGGCGCACAATGACCATGACCATGGGGCCGGCCTTGCAGATGGTTGCAGAGTCATGGGGAATGAGCGTCAATGACATGGGTGAAGCCCTTCGTACGGGCGACAAGTCCATGGATGATTTCTTGCAGACCATCCAAACGCTAAACACGGAAGGCATCGGGGACTTTGCGTCACTGTCGGAACAGGCGTCCGTGTCAACTGAGACGATCGGGACGGCGCTTGCTAACGTCGGCTCTCGTATGTCCGCCGTCTGGGCTGCAATTCTTGACGCTATCGGGACGGGCGATATTGCCGACACAATCAACGGGCTATCGTCTTCGTTCAGGTCGTTCGGCGTCGATGTTCTCGCACCTATTGCCGGGCAAATCGCGGACGTGTTCAGGGGCATAGCTGACGCCGCGTCTGGTATTGATTTCTCTTGGCTTGTCGAGGGAATACAACCGCTAGTCGATGCGTTCGCTGAGTTTACGAGCGGCGAGGGCGACGCGTTCGCGGGCATGTGGGAACGCATCAGTTCAATCGTGGACGGCACGCACGAATCGTTCTCTGACTTGGGCAACGCGTGGGCGCATGTTACGGAAGCGTTCGGGCCGTTCGTCGAGACTGTAGCGCCCGTCATTGTCGAGTTGTTCGCGCACCTTGCGGGCTATGTCGCACAGGTTATCCCGGTGCTTGCGTCTCTGGGCGCGATCGTCCTTGACGTGACGGCGGGGTTCATGAACTTCGTTACGTTCATAGGCTCTCAGATACCGAACATCCCGACATACTTCCAAACCGCCGTGTCAGCGATACAGACGGCGTTTAGCTCGCTGCTCTCGTTCGTTCAGGGCATACCGGGCCAAATCGTCGGTTTCTTCTCTGGCATCGGCTCTAGGATTTCTAGCGCTATCGGAAGCATTCACTTTCCAACGCCGCATGTGTCATGGGAGGGGACGGCAATTCCGGGGCTGAGCCTTCCGAAAGTCTCATGGTACGGGCAAGGCGGATTCGTTGACGGCGCGCGGCTTATCGGAGTTGGCGAGCGCGGCACCGAACTAGTTTGGCCTAGCTACGGCGCCGCTCTGGACAAGTACGCGGGCGCTATCGCGTCGCACATGGACGGCGCGGGGACTACCTATAACGTCTATATCGACGGCGCGCGGGTGAACGACAACGAGCAGATTTCGGAGCAGTTTGTAAGCCTGATGCTTACTCTTGCGCGCAAGGAAGGCATGAACTATGGCTATTAGCGCAGGAACGTATCAGCTTATATCATCCCTTGATAACGGTTTTGTCGGCACGACTTCAGCGACGCGCGGCGCCTTCGTTGGCGATTGGTACGCGGACGATGCGACCAACCTTTGCAAGTTCGACTTGACGATCATAAGCGGTACGACTTGCGCGCTGACGCTTTGCGAGGGCGGGAACGGGCTTGTTTACAATACGAGCCAATACGCCGGAAGTTATGTGAAGCTAGCCGCCGCCGATTCGAGCAACACTCTTCAGCGCTGGGACTTCACACAGGTAACGACGGCGACATATCGCGGCGTCACTTGCGGCGTCTACAACATCCAACCAAATAGCGACGCGACGTTGTTCCTCACGTCTTCGAGCGTGGGAAGCCATTTAGGCGGCGTGTCCGTCGAAGCCGCAAAGACGGACGCCACGGGCATTCAGGGTCAGTTGTGGATAGCCTATCCCACGAAGCCAACGGACGCGGGTTTGGTCGTTCCTGACATTCTGGGATGGGCCGAGACGGTTGGCGGCGAGGGCGCATATTCTCGCGACGCCGCGGCGACGCTCTATCCCGTCTGGGACGGCGGCTATTCGTGGGGCGAGTCAACGTCGAACTACTGGCAGGGCTGCACGCGCTACCAGACGCTGGACGGCATCACGGGGACATGGGGCGAATGGAGCGACTACACGGCATGGGCGCCGCTGACGGCGACGCGCGCGGATAACCTCTATTGGCTGACGGCGGGACTTGACGCGAACGTGACGGGCGCTAAGGCTAAGCGCTACCAGATTCAGATTAGGGCAGTTGGCGTCGATAGCGGCTCTGAAACGTACGGATACCCCGCGACGGCGACTCTCACGGCGAACGTCGTTCCAACGGTCACGATCACGGCCGCGACGTTCGGCCCGCTGGGTTTGGCTCTCGCGTTTACGAGCGACTATGTTTCCGGGACGAACTTCATAGAGTTCAACGTGTACGACGCGGTAGGCGGGAAGCTGTCGCTGTTCAATTCGGTTCGCTCGTTCACTGGCGGTTCGTATACGGCTATCGTTTCCCCCGACAAGCTAAACGACTGGATAGAAGAAGACGAAGAGATAACGATACTGTACGCCGTTGGCACGGACGAATACCGCGGTTGGTACAACGATGCCGAGACGCACGAAGCGACGCTTACGGTAGGCTATGACGGCGGCTCAGGCGTCACGTTGGCGCCCGTCGTTACCATGGGCGCTGGGCGCCTGTTGAACGTCTCTGTTGGCTCTTCCCTACCAAACGAAGCCGTATACGTCCGTTCGGGCGGGCGGCTCGTTCAGGCGACCAAAAACGGCGACGGCTCGTTTTCTTGCGTCTATCCATTCGCGTCCGACTTCGAGGTTTACGCCGTCGCCTATAACGACGCTATGACCGCCTGGGGGACGTGGGAAGAGACATTCACGCCGCAATCGCAACTCTTGAAGGCATATCCCGCTTGTCATGCGTGGAGTTGGGCTGGCGGCTCGTTCCTGCTGGAAGTAACTTCCGACATCATGGAGACCGACCGCAAAATCGACACGACGAACGAGATTGTCACGCTTGATTCGCGCGAGTACCAAAGCGTTCTTTTCTCTAAGACTCTCGAATCGAGGTACACGGCAGACGGCATCCTGAAGCATGGATTGACAGAATCCGACAAGGGGCAACTGTTGGCGCTGCTGGGCGTGAAGCACGCCTATTACCGCGCGCCGCATGGGGACGTCGCAAACGTCGCGATCACGGGCGTTTCGTACGTTGACCGCCGTTCGTTCACCGAGGTATCAATCGACATGGTACAGGAGACGCGCTAATGGCTATCGACTGGAAGCGCACGGACGTTACGCACGTGCTTGGCGCCGTCATGGTATCTCAGACGAACTTTGCTCAGACGCTGGGGGCGCTGGAAGGGGTCGAGTGGGCGGCGTCGAAACTTGAAGCCGCCTACTATACCGACATGCGAACGGGCGGGAAACTAAGAGTACACGGCGACGGCTACAAGCGCGGCTCGTTCATCCGCATCGTTCACAGCGTTCCCGAGTTCAATTATTCAAAGACGCTGGGAACGTACGTCGTGACGGACGAAGCGCCGCAACGCGTTGGCGGCGAGTGGGTGAGGGACTTAACCCTGTCATCTACGCTCGTAATGCTTGCGAACGACCTTTTCACGCAACCCGTCCCGATAGACAAGGGAACGCGTGCGCTGGACGCAATGAAGAGCGTTCTTTCGAAGTCCGGCGCCGCGTCGATGCGTTCGGCGTTCGGGAACTTTGCGGGCGCTGATTCAACGTCGCGAGTTGCCATTGACGATTCGTTGGCGGACGATGTGAAGGCGTCGAAGGCGCAAGTCTTGGAAGCTGGCAAATCACGTCTTGAAGCGTTCTTTGCCCTCGCGAACATGTCACAGAACCGCATAGACGTTACGCCTGACGGATACATTCGCGTTTCGAGGTACGCGCGCCCCGCATCACGCGCGGCGTCGTGGACGTTTGACCTTGAAGACGCGCGCGGGACGGTTCTCGCGGGTTCGCTCTCGCGTTCGTCCGATTGGCTCTCAATGCCCGACACGGTAGCCGTCAAACATGATTTCACGGTCGAGACGAACGGCAAGACGCAACAGCGGACGTTGTACGCAATTGCCCGCAACCACACGGGGCCGCATTCGATCGCGACGCGCGGATACTCTATCGTTGACTTCCGGCAAGTCCCGAACATTTCCCCGCATACGTTACAGGCGGCGTCAGACTATGCGGCGCGCGCCCTGAAGTCTGACGTTGAGCAGGTAGAATGGGAACTACAAACGACGTACGTTCCCATCTGGGAAGGTGACGTTGTGAATCTTGTCGTTCACGACGGGGACGCGGCGTATCGCGGCACGCGGAAGTGCCTTGTTAAGAACGTCGATATCCAATTGGGGACGATGCTAACGAGCCTGACGCTCAAAGAGACGGCAAGCGGTGATGAAGAATGACGATACTTGATAGGTTGGCGGCGTCGAACACGAAGCGACTTGAAGAGACGGCGCGAATGAGCGACGCCGCGACGAAAACCTATATTGGGCAAGCCGTCACGGATTCTGACAACGGCTCTGTTCAAATCATCATGTCTGACGATGCAATCACGCCCGAATGGAGCGGCGAGGGAACGGCGGTTGAGGTACCTACAACGACGGCTGTTCGCGCGGGCGACAACGTTCTGGTTCAGACGTTCGGCGGGCATGTCATGACAAGCCCCGTCGTTACTGGCGTCGTGGGGCGCGGCGACGAACTGCAAGAGTTGGCGGAAGGCGCGGAAGCCGTCGCCAACGCCGTCTCTCAGCACTTTTGGAGCGACACGGACGGCGCGCACGTAACGGAGGTGACACAGGAAGAGTGGAGCGACGCGGGTGGCTCTGGATATCACAGCGGCGCAAACAGCCTTTGGAACTCTATGGGGATGCTCTTCCGCGACGGGCTGACCAACTTGCTAGCCATTCTGACGGACGGTCTCGCGATATACGACGGGGGCGGAAACGACGCATCGAACATCGTAGCGGCGTTCTCTTCTGGCGGCGCACAGGTGGGCTACACCAACGGAGCCCACGTCTCTATAACCGACTCTGGCCTGACGTTCGCAGACGAAGATGGCAACGTCGCGGGCGTCATGGACTCTAGCGGCGGCACCGTCACGGAGTACGTCTCGAAGGTCGTAGCGCTCAATCCGCCGGGTCATGACGCAACGATAGGGTTCGTGGGCGTACCCGACCTTACGGCTGGCAACATCACTATTTCACTGACCTTCAGTACGGGCGTGACGCTTTCATACCCCTTGCTGCAATACGGGCAAACCTACATGTACGGCGAGGGCGGCACGTACAGGGGCAGCTACAGCGCGGAAGAGACGTCGACCGGTTGGACACTAACACTTGACGATAACTCACAGGCAAAGGTGACCAGCGTCCGCGGTAGCTGGTACACCACGCGCAACGAGCCTATCTTCGACTGGCACGGACACGTCGAACAAAACGTGAAGACTGGCACCGTCAACCTAAGCAACATCGGCTCAGGAACGAAGACGCTCAATCTCTGGCGCGAGGGGCACGTCGTTCACGCGTCGTTCATTGCCACGGCCACGGCTGGGACGGCAAACGCGGCTATCACGTGCGGCACCATCCCCGAGGGGTTCCGGCCCGTCGCCAACGAGTTCCAGTCTGGTGCGTGCGTCACGAACAACACGTTATCCGGCAACTACAGGTGGAGGGTGGCCACGACGGGCGTCGTGACGTACTGGTGCAGCACGACGGTCATCCGCGAGTCCCCGCTGTGCATGACGTGGGTGACCGAAGATGAATGGTAGGTGCATTGTGCCGACATACTTCATAGGGGCTGATATGGACATTCTTCAACCTTTTGTCGAACCGCTGACGGGGACGGCGCCGCAAACGCTAATCATTGCGCTGTTCCTGTTGACGCTGCTTGACATGATTTTTGGTAGCCTGAACGCGCTGTTTGTGGCGCATGACTTTTCGTCTCATGTCTTCCGCGCCGGATTGATTCGGAAGCTGTCAAACCTTGGGCTAATGTGCGTCGCGGATATCATCGACGCTATGTTATCGAGCGGGCTTGCGCTGGGATTTCAACCCGTGTTCCTTACGGTTGGCGTGTCTCTCGCGCTGATGGAAGTTTGGAGCCTGTTGGAGATATACGCGGAAATGCATCCTGAGATATCAGAAGCAGAATGGTACAAGATGCTTCTAAGGTCTAAACAGGGGCTAAAAAATGGCTAGGTACCTGTCCCGCGCTGAAGCCGCGTCGCAAGTCATGGAGCATCTAATATATCATGACGCGTCGCACGGCTACTCACAGCCGAACCGTTACGGTACGGGTAACGTCGAGACGTTCGCCCTGACTGACGGGGAGACTGTCGAGATTCAGGCGGGCGACATTGACTGTTCGCGCGCCATGCAAGTCTCATGGGGCGCGATCGGGATTCTTCCGTTGAACATCGTTTTCACGACGCACAACGAACGCGAGGTTTTGCGGGAATGCGGATTTAACCGCGTGTCGCTTGAAGGCGTCCGGCGCGGTGACGTTCTCTGGAAGACCGGACATACGGAAATGTATCTGGGGAACGGGCTATGCGGCGGGGCGCGGATTGACGAATCAGGGCGCATCTACGGCACCTTGACGGGCGACCAGACGGGGCGCGAGGTTGCGGCGGGCTACTATGACCCGTCACGATGGGAAGAAGCATACCGCTACTTTGGCACCGAACTGGAAGAGCCGGAAGAGCCTGAAGGGGGCTTGGACGTGGGCATGGAGTGCATCATATCCATAAAGGACAAGAACACACTTGTCTTCTTTGACGGCGTGGGCATAAGCGACCTGACAAGCACGGCGGGCGTGAATGTCCTTGACAAGATACACCGGGTAACGAGCAAGGCGGCGGGACAAAACGAACGGGGGTTGCCGCGCGTCACTCT